ATGCTGGAACAAATGGGCATTGCCGCGAAGCAAGCCTCGTATAAATTAGCGCAACTCTCCAGCCGCGAAAAAAATCGCGTGCTGGAAAAAATCGCCGATGAACTGGAAGCACAAAGCGAAATCATCCTCAACGCTAACGCCCAGGATGTTGCTGACGCGCGTGCCAATGGCCTTGGCGAAGCGATGCTTGACCGTCTGGCACTGACGCCCGCACGGCTGAAAGGCATTGCCGATGATGTGCGCCAGGTGTGTAACCTCGCCGATCCGGTGGGGCAGGTAATCGATGGCAGCGTACTGGACAGCGGCCTGCGTCTTGAGCGTCGTCGCGTACCGCTGGGGGTTATTGGCGTGATTTATGAAGCGCGCCCGAACGTGACGGTTGATGTCGCTTCGCTGTGCCTGAAAACCGGTAATGCGGTGATCCTGCGCGGTGGCAAAGAAACGTGTCGCACTAACGCTGCAACGGTGGCGGTGATTCAGGACGCCCTGAAATCCTGCGGCTTACCGGCGGGTGCCGTGCAGGCGATTGATAATCCTGACCGTGCGCTGGTCAGTGAAATGCTGCGTATGGATAAATACATCGACATGCTGATCCCGCGTGGTGGCGCTGGTTTGCATAAACTGTGCCGTGAACAGTCGACAATCCCGGTGATCACAGGTGGTATAGGCGTATGCCATATTTACGTTGATGAAAGTGTAGAGATCGCTGAAGCATTAAAAGTGATCGTCAACGCGAAAACTCAGCGTCCGAGCACATGTAATACGGTTGAAACGTTGCTGGTGAATAAAAACATCGCCGATAGCTTCCTGCCCGCATTAAGCAAACAAATGGCGGAAAGCGGCGTGACATTACACGCAGATGCAGCTGCACTGGCGCAGTTGCAGACAGGCCCTGCGAAGGTGGTTGCTGTTAAAGCCGAAGAGTATGACGATGAGTTTCTGTCATTAGATTTGAACGTCAAAATCGTCAGCGATCTTGACGATGCCATCGCCCATATTCGTGAACACGGCACACAACACTCCGATGCGATCTTGACCCGCGATATGCGCAACGCCCAGCGTTTTGTTAACGAAGTGGATTCGTCCGCTGTTTACGTTAACGCCTCTACGCGTTTTACCGACGGCGGCCAGTTTGGTCTGGGTGCGGAAGTGGCGGTAAGCACACAAAAACTCCACGCGCGTGGCCCAATGGGGCTGGAAGCACTGACCACTTACAAGTGGATCGGCATTGGTGATTACACCATTCGTGCGTAAATAAAACCGGGTGATGCAAAAGTAGCCATTTGATTCACAAGGCCATTGACGCATCGCCCGGTTAGTTTTAACCTTGTCCACCGTGATTCACGTTCGTGAACATGTCCTTTCAGGGCCGATATAGCTCAGTTGGTAGAGCAGCGCATTCGTAATGCGAAGGTCGTAGGTTCGACTCCTATTATCGGCACCATTCTAACGTCTCCCCAAGTCTACTCAAGTATTTAAAAACCTCTTATAATCCGCATGTTAGCGCCCCTTTTAGTCTTTTGACGTCTACTTAAGTACCCCAAAATCTACAGTCAATTGGGGGTACTTTTGGGGGTATTTGCTGTTCGGTTTAGTGGAGGTACCCCCAAGTGAAACTCAATGCCCGTCAAATAGACACTGCCAAGCCAAAAGAGAAGGCTTACAAGCTGGCTGATGGTGGTGGTCTGTATCTCCTGGTAAAACCTAGTGGAGGAAAATACTGGCGCTTTAAATATCGTGTAGCTGGTAAAGAGAAGCTGTTAGCACTAGGTGTGTATCCTGAAGTTACCTTGGCTGATGCTCGTGCAAAACGTGAAGAAGCTAAAAGGGGTATCGCTGGGGGTATCGATCCGATGGAAGCGAAACGAGAGGAAAAGATTGCCCGGGAAACGCAGTTAAACAATACCTTCAAAGATATTGCCCTTGAGTGGCACAGCAGCAAATTAAAAAAATGGTCTGCTGGTTATGCTTCAGATATCCTCGAAGCCTTCAACAAAGATGTGTTCCCTTACATTGGCAAAAAACCAATCGCCGAAATCAAACCACTTGAACTTCTGAATGTGCTGCGACGCATCGAGGGGCGCGGTGCTACAGAAAAAGCCAAAAAAGTGAGGCAGCGGTGCGGGGAAGTTTTCCGCTATGCAATAGTCACTGGTCGCGCAGAGTATAACCCTGCCCCAGATCTTACTAGCGCGATGCAAGGCCATGAATCTAATCATTATCCTTTCCTCACAGCCAAAGAATTGCCTGATTTTTTCAAGGCATTGTCCAGTTACTCAGGAAGTGCATTGGTTGTTATGGCGGCTCGTCTACTGATTATCACTGGTTTGCGAACTGGCGAACTGCGCGGTGCATTATGGGATGAAATCGATCTCAACAAGGCTATCTGGGAGATACCTGCTTCACGGATGAAAATGCGTCGCCCTCATGTGGTGCCTTTGTCTAAGCAGGCTCTTTCTCTTATTGGGCAGATTAAAGAATTAACTGGTAATTATCCGCTTATGTTTCCCGGCCGTAATGATCCAAGGAAAACAATGAGCGAGGCTAGCATAAACCAAGTATTTAAACGCATCGGCTATAACGGAAAGGTTACTGGTCATGGATTCCGGCACACCATGAGCACGATTTTACATGAGCAGGGCTATAACACCGCGTGGATAGAAACGCAGCTTGCACACGTTGATAAGAACTCAATTCGTGGCACGTACAATCATGCGCAATATCTGGACGGGCGGCGCGAGATGCTCCAGTGGTACGCCGACTATATGGATTCGCTCGAACATGGCGGTAACGTGGTGCATGGCAAGTTCGGAAAATGTGGATGACTGGTTGCGTATACAGTAGTAGACTTTGAGCGACGAAAGAAAAGGCTGTGTCTAGGGTCGCTCCCGAAAATCCGTACACCTCGACGGACTGGTACAGCCACTACAGTAGAGGACGCTGAGGTGTGCGTATGATTGATATTCATGCCGAATTAAACGAATACAAAAAAGATTTTATTTCTTTACGTGAATTTCTTGAGGTCGTGCTTAAGGTCGCTGGTGATGATTATGATGTTTCAGATGTCATAACTTGGATACTCAGGAGAATAAGCGGAGAACATATCCGCCTGTACACAGTAAATGAATTTAAGCTGTTGGAATCTTTTTGTAACCCGTATCGGGATGAATTTGATTATGATGTTCTTTATAGAAATCTGAATGCGGTTCGGAAACGTGGTTGTTTACCTGGTGAGAGGGATGAAAATGGTTTTCTGGTGTCCGGTTATTGGGAAGATCCCGAATTTGAGAACATTGGATTTATAAGGGGTGAAATTTTCGCAATTTTTCCCGATGTCCTTGACGCGTTAACGAAGCTGGAAGGCGCTAACTCTTCTGAAAATGACGAGGCACAAGGACGCGATATTGAAAAGAAAGAGTTGCGTACAGAGGATGATTTATTATCCCAAATCGCAATGCTGGAAAAAGAAAACGCAGAGTTAAGGGCAAGGATAGAGCAGTTAGAGCAAGAGCGCCCGATACACTTATATAAATACTGGGATAAAGACCCATTAGCTAAGGCTATTGAGATTAGAAACAGAGAGTGGGCCAATTACGATCCAGAAAATGATTTTGCCACCAGGGGAAATCAAGAAGCGATAACCAGGGAGCTTAAGCAGTGGGGGGCAAGTAATGCACTTGCAACGCTCATAGAGAGGACTGCCTGCCCTATTAACCGAGACAACAGCCAAAAGAACGCAAAGCCGGATTAACGCACCATACCGCATACCCTGAGGATGATTTACTGTTACCCTGAGGGTATTTTTTTATCTTCCCCGTCAATTTTACCATCACCCTTAGGGTAGATTTCCTCCCGATTACCATCACCCTTAGGGTTAATTTCCTTCCGGTAACCATTAGGCCTGAGGGTATGAAAATATTCGTTATTTCTGTGCCATGATTACCTCGTCAAATTGAGTAGACGTTATGAGGTAAATATATGTCAAATACGCTTATTCGTTTAACAGAAGTTCAGCGTAGAACTGGATATAGCAAGGCATGGATTTATCGCCTTATGGGGCAAGGTAAATTTCCTGCATCAGTTAAAATTGGCTCGCGAGCTATTGCTTTCGTTGAGAGTGAAATTGACGAGTGGATTAATCAGCGTATTGCGGAATCACGCGGAACAGCTACCTGATTAAATGGCTACGGGGCTATTGCCCCCAGCTATCCACCAGCAAATAAAAGTAACTTAATTCGATAGCAGGAGTTTTTATGAAATTTCCAAAAACGCCCGTACAGGGGCGGGGCTTCGTTCGGCCTGAAAACCAGAATCTGCAAAATTTCGGCGAAATTATCCCGATTATTTCCGGCGTTATTGGCGGGAGTGAAACCACTATTGTTAGCGCCAGAGCGTTACATAAGGCGTTAGGTGTAGGGCGCGTTTTCCGTTCGTGGATCAAGGGGCGCATTGAAGAATACGGGTTCACGGAAGGCGTGGATTATGAGGTTGTTGAATATTTGAGCCGACCCGATCCGGTGAGCGCAAAATCTCGCCAGCAAACCGCTCTTGAGTACATCATCACAGTGAACATGGCGAAAGAACTGGCGATGGTAGAACGCACCGAACAGGGGCGCGCCGTTCGTCAGTACTTCATCAAATGCGAGGAAGAGCTACACAAGGTTGCGCCTGTACGTTCCGCAGCGTTACGCCGGGAACTGAAAGCCCGTATCACAGTTGCCAGCTACTTTAAGCCAATGTGTGCCGCGCTGGAGGCGTACCGGGCTGAACTGGGTAAAAACACTCTACAGCACCACTACACCACGGAAGCCAATATGCTGGCGCGTATCGTGCTGGGTGGCATGACTGCAAAACAGTGGGCGCAGGCGAACGGCATCACAGGCGAACCACGCGACCACATGAGCACGTTGCAGCTTGAGCACCTTTCTTACCTTGAGCAGAGCAATATCACGCTGATTGAGTTAGGCCAGGACTACCACCAGCGGAAAGCTGAATTAATTCGCCTTTCGCAGCGTTGGTTAGCCCGTCGCATGGAGGAAAACAGCCATGTGTAACGCTCTGACCGTTACAAAAAGAGAAAGCGCCCCGTTGCCGGAGCGCCTTTGTGAACGAATAGCCTACTGCGCCATATTGCTTACTGTCTACGGGGCAGATTATAGCGTTGTGGTCGCACAGAGTGAAGGCGCTGATCACCGTTTCTACAGCACGCCGGAAATGCAGAATATTTTGCTGCAAAATGCCGTTGGTCACGCCGTCCGGAAAGCAAAAAATTTTGCTGGTGGTGCGACCGATACGATTTTGTCAGGTCGCCAGGTGCTGATTAATCTGATGTCTGATTTCGTTCTGGATAAAACAAAGGCGACCGCAGAGGGCCGCCAGTGGGAAAGCTACATACTTGAACGCATCGCCAACAATGCCAGATTTGCGGCTGGTGGACAATGTGTCAGCTTTGCACCAATGACTCTATGTTTAACTGAGGGTCATTATGGTGAATATGCTGGCTTGCTGGTGGGCTATTCCTGCTCTTTAACATTGCCATGCCGCGATGTTTTCCAGGTATGCGATCCCATTTTTGTGCGCCTGTACTCTTTAAGGAATTGCTCAAGGGCAAAAGCACATGGCGCGAATCTTTCTGATTCATGCTCTATCTTTCTGCGCCGTCTTTTCCGTGCCGGTGATGGTGTATTGGTTGATTCTTTGTTGGTCATGGCGCTGCCCTGTAAAACGATGCACCGTAGTTCCTCACACCACGGCGCTGGTGATGGTTACTCCTGTTCTTTGGCCTTGCGGCGCTGGCGGTATTCAACTTCTCGCTTTAATGCTGCTGTTACAAACTGCCCTGTACTTTCACCAGGCATTTTTACCGCCTCAACATTGTTCATAACTTCATGCGGAACCCTTGCCGCAACTGTTTGTGATTTTGCGTTTACTGCTTTTGTCGCCATGTTGTGTACCCCTTACAAAAAACAAATGCAGTATGCAGGAAAAAAAATAAGTGTTCAACACTTGACGTGTTTAACACCTGGACTTAAATTGGTGTTCAACACCTTGTTGATGCAAGGTGCAGAAACGACAACGCCCCGCAGTGGTGGCACACATGCAGGACGTCTAACCACCAACGATAGCAAGAGTATCGAGGTAGCTATGAGAAATCATACCACACACCCGCAAGGGCGGGACTCGCACAACCTGAATAAATACATCTGGCGTTTTATCGCCCTGAGCACGGCACAACCGCGCGTAATTCACATCGAGGCCACCAGCGAACAGGAAGCACGCCAGCAATCTCCTGATGGCTGCGTGATGGTATTCGCCGCCCGTATTCGCCAGGAGGTGGAACATGTGTAATGCAACATGGCCTGATGCAGCGGTAGACGCTATCAAAACGCTGATGGATTCACTTATTGAGATTTCTGCTATCGCTGGTGTGGCGCATAAACACGCAGCCAGAGAATCAGAATGCATCTCCCATTATTTAGCATTTGTGCAGCTAAAAGCCGATCAGGCACTGGATAAGGCCGGAAAAATTATCATGGCTGATGTGCAGGAGGTGCACCATGCATAACCTGTCAATTTCTGACCTTAACAGCATTCAGTTTGACGAGAAATTTACCGGGCAGTTGCTGGTCAATGTGGAGAACGGGCGCATAGTGCGTAATTACCACCTGCCGGATGGTGCAATTGCCGGAAGCGTTGAAGCATTGCTGGAACTGGCGGAACGTGCGCGACTGATTAAGCCGTCAACGAGCCATCACGATGATGATCTGCATTTTACCGGGCGTATGGTGAGTCACTACGAAAACGGCGTTGAAGTATCCCGCGAACGGCTGCGTGATGATTGCTGTTTCGGCACACTGCCGGAATTTATCGAGTTGCTGACCAGTTGCGGTTATCAGGTCATTCAGGGGGGTAAACATGCGTGATGATCGTTTTAATTCCCTGAAACGGGAATTTGATGGCGCACCGGAAGATGCAGCGGGCGCATTGTTGAGCGTTGCTGACATGATGAAAGCTGCATATTTTCTTATCAATACCAGTGGCTACAAGTCAGAGGGTGAAATGATTCTTAGTATTGCGTCGGACTATGCGGAATATGTGGCAGAGACGCGTTACAGAAGAAAATTCACGGAGGATGTAAGCCATGCATAATCATGAAGCGCATGTACCCGTAGTGCTTAATGTGCCAGATGATTTCACCGGACGCGTATTGGTTTACCTGGATAAAGGGAAAGTGAAATCACAATGCCGACTGAAAAGTAATGAGATTGTTGGTTCTCCTGAATTTTTTTCTGAACTTTGTATTCGTGCGGAAATAAAACCGGAACTGCTGACAGGAAAATAAAACCATGAAAAAGAAAAATTCTGGCTTTACTGCCAGCGGCCTCTCTCGGCCTGAAATCCGCCCCGGTGATATTTTCCGGGACACCAGACGCGGGGGACGGGTGGTTATTCGTCACGTTACGCCAGGCAATATCACCTACCGCCGTGAGGCTTACGAATATGACTGCGTAATGCCGCGCCGTCAGTTTGATCGTGATTTTATTCTGGTGGAAAACAAACAACAGGCAGTGGCGAGACGTGCAGCCACGAATATTAAAAAAATCCGGGCAATGTTGGTTGCGGGAGGTAAGAAGTGAAAAACGCACCGAGTCTAAAATATCAGCCGAAGGATAAATTCACTGAGGTAATCATTTTTGCCGGGACGGATGCTTACGCCCATGCTCAACACTGGATTGAAAGTGAAGGACGAAAACACGGCGATAACGTGCCTCCTGTTTACCTGGGGCCAAAGCAACTGGCAGACCTGGCGAATATCCGCATTATTGACGAGAAACGCCGTTTTGCGCGTGTCTATATCGCGGGGGAGATAGAGCCAATCCAGATCAATACTATCGCTGAAAAGCTGGCGCTGGCTGGCGTACAGGAGGCGAAATTATACAAAGGTATCACCGACCAGGAACCGGAGAACTGGCGCGACTACCTGCAACGGATCCGCGAACAGGCTGAGCACGGGGAAGTTTCAGTGATGAAATTAGCTACAAAAAATAGTGGTCTACCCAAGCCTGCATTAAATCAGATGGGAGCCAGCCAGAGAGGGGAGGTGTTACTTGAACATTATGGAGGAGCACTGGCGATAAATGATGATTCTGATGTAGTTCACCATTACAACGGAATTGTTTGGGAGCCTGTATCTGATAAAGAACTCCAGCGGTCTATGGCGAAGATTTTTATTGATGCCGAAATTAGTTATTCGCAAAACGCCATTAAATTTGCCGTAGAGACAATGAAATTGAGTCTACCTGTTATGGGGGGAGCGGACAGAAATCTTATTGGGTTCAGTAACGGTGTTTTTGATATCAGGACAGGAAATTTTCGGGAACACAACAAAAATGACTGGTTGTTAAATGCCAGTGAATTACCGTTCAGCCCGCCAGAAGAGGGGGAAACGCTGGCAACACATGCGCCGAATTTCTGGAAGTGGTTGCGTCGTTCGGTGGCGGATAATGCTCGTAAAGCGGATCGCGTACTGGCGGCATTATTCATGGTACTGGCGAACCGGTACGACTGGCAGTTATTCCTTGAGGTAACGGGGCCGGGCGGAAGCGGTAAAAGTGTGATGGCGGAGATTTGTACCATGCTGGCGGGTAAGGCCAATACAGTATCGGCGAGCATGAAGGCGCTGGAAGACGCGAGGGAACGAGCGTTAGTGGTAGGATATTCTCTGATTATCATGCCTGACATGACCCGCTACGCAGGTGATGGTGCTGGGATTAAGGCCATTACAGGCGGTGACAAGGTGGCTATCGATCCGAAACACAAAGCGCCCTATTCCACGCGCGTTCCTGCGGTAGTGCTGGCAGTAAACAATAATGCCATGTCATTCAGCGACCGTAGTGGGGGGATCTCGCGTCGACGAGTGATATTTAATTTCTCTGAGGTTGTACCAGAGAACGAACGCGATCCGATGCTGGCGAAAAAGATAGAAGGGGAACTGGCCGTAGTGATTCGCCATTTGCTTACACGATTTGCCGACCAGGACGAAGCGAAAAGACTACTTTATGAGCAGCAAAAATCAGAAGAAGCACTGTTAATAAAGCGTGAAGGTGATTCGCTGGTGGACTTCTGCGGTTATCTGATGTCGTTGGTTAAATGTGAGGGGATGATAGTAGGTAATGCAGAAATAGTGCCATTTAGCCCGAGGCGATATCTGTATCATGCTTATTTGGCTTATATGTCTGCGCATGGTCTGGGAAAACCGGTATCACTGACACGCTTTGGTACAGATATGCCAGGGGCAATGGCTGAGTACGGAAAGGAGTACAAGCGGGCTAAATGCACTAAAGGTCCAGATAAAGGGCGAACGATCACAAATGTTCTGTTAGATAAAGATGCTGATGGATGGTTACCAGCAGCGGCAGGCATTAACGACAGAACATGATACGAAATTTATAAGTTGAAACTTAAAAGTAGACGGTTGGTAGACAGATACACTTAACCCTCTACCAACCATCTACTAATTAATGTTTTGAATTATATAGGTATTTTTAATGTGGTAGAGAGGTGGACAGTTTATTTTATATTTCTAAACCACGGGGGTATCTAAAAATAGATAGTTATGGGTTCATTTTTAAAATTTTTCTTTTAACTATCTACACTGTCTACCATTTAGTAAAAATCATTAATTATCAATGTATTAATACGGTAGAGAGTTGGTAGACAGTTTGCAGATTGTTTTTTGTTATGTGTGAACAACATTAAATAAATCAATCAATTATATCGATAGACAGTTGGTAGACAGTTGTAACGATGGGGCAAAGCATGACTAAGCTGACCATTAACAGAAAACCGAAAGGCATTTACGGCACGCCGCAGAAAACGACGCAGGCGGCACAGGAGCAGGATAAAACCACGTCGGCGCATAAAGTGATGCCCGGTAACCAGAAAGCGCAGCAGAAGCCCACAGGGGCGACACCGTGGCGGCATATGACCAAGCGCCAGCGCAAAAACCGCAGGCGCATTAACCGCCTCACTGAGTTGTGGCCTGAATTATTCAGCCGGGAAGCACCGAAGCCGCTTAAGGTGGGGATATTCGACGACCTGATGCAGGATCTCGCCGTCAGGGGGCTGGCATTCGGTCTAGGGGCATTGCGTGCGACGCTGGCATCTTATGCACAGTGTCCGCGCTATTACCGCGCCTTAATGGCTGGTGGGGTACGCTACGACCTGAAAGGCCAGCCGTGCGGCGAGGTGACACCACAGGAACAACAGGACGCAGAAACGCGGCTGGTGGCGCTGAATGAGAAGCGCAAACGTCAGCGCCGGGTAGCAAAGGAGAAAACAGGCGCATGATTCACGACAGCAAAGCGGAAGCACTGGAAGCGCGTGGTCTGTACCGGAGAGCGGCGGCGCGGTGGGCTGAGGTCATCATGCTGGCGAATGATGACAAGGCACGGGAACAGGCGGCAAAACGTCGCGCGGAATGTATCCGCAAGGCAGCACGCCCACCAGCAAGGCAGGATAATTTCGGGGAGATGCGCGAAACCATCAGCCGGGCACATGCCGGGATGGGATTACATCAGCCCAATGGTAAGGCATTCAGGAAATACCCTGGATCGAAAAATTGCAGTCAGTGACGGAGGCCGGGATTTTTCCCGGCTTTTTTGTGCCAGTAAAAAGCCCGCAGCCAGAAGTGTTGCGGGCTTTGTTTTTCAGGTGATTGAAGTCAATGGGAAGAACGCGATCATCATGCGTTATTGTTTCATAAATTGCAATGATGTAGATCGTCATTTCAGTTTGTGCAATAATAACTATTGTTTTGTTCAGGAGATATGACTATGAGAAAAGCCAGCGTGAAACCTGTTTTACTCGCTCGTGATCAGATTGAAGCATTACAGCGCATCCAGGACGAGGAACGCCGCAATTCTCCGCTGGGGATTGCTCCGAGCATTCATGAGGTCGCCCGGCGTTTAATGCAGCGGGCGCTTTATCCCGTAGAACGTCCGGCCTGATGGTCGTGATTTTTTGGTGAAAAAAGAGAGGTGGTAAAAATGCCAGCAAGCAAAGAAGATTTGCGATTAAAACTGATGGAGGTGGTTAACGCTCTGTCAGAGTCGCAGGGCAGCACTCCGCAGGAGATTATCGAAATTCTGAATGCGATCCCCGCACAGGATTTCATAAAAGAGGATAACGCTAATCAAAACATCGTCGCGTCAGTCGAAGATGAATCCTCACTGGCAGAAGCCCAGGCTAAAGCAGATTCCGCATACAGCAATATGGGCCGTCGCGCTCCAGCCCCGTTTGCTGGTGAAAAGTCGATGGATTACCGCAAGCGTGCATTAATTGGTGCACAGAAGCTGGCTAAAAAATTCAGTGATGTGGATATTCGTTCCGTTTCAGATTCTGCAACGCTGGCGGTGCTGGAAGATCAGATTTACCAGGCTGCAAAAGACAGTGTTCAGTGGGCTGTGGAAAATACGCCGGGCTATTTGCGTAAAACCGTAAGAATGGATGAAGCCGGACGGCGGATTACTGAATATCAGGGGGATCCGAATAACTGGCTTAGTGCTTTCAAAATCCCTCCCCGTCGCCTGGTCAAAATTAACGTTGCAAGCCTCGCGGGGGCATGAAAAACGTGCTGAGTTCAGCCCTGCCGGATTTGGCGGGGCTTATTGCTTATAACCGGATAACATTATGCTTTTAACAGAAATTGAGGCGGCGAAGCAGATTCGGGACGGACAGCTACCGTCGCCTTATCAGTTTTCCAACATGTGGCTGGTTAACCTGCGTATCACAGGAACCGGAATGGCCTACCGCGCAGAAGAAAAAGAATTTGTCTGGCGTTCACCGCAAACTTATCTCAATCCGCAGTTCCTGGAACGTTGCGCCGGAGTACCCGTAATTATCGACCATCCCGAAAGCAAAACCCTTGAAGACGTGGGCGAACGGTCGCGCATTATTGGCACCGTCATGTTGCCGTATATTCGCGGTGACGAGGTGTGGGGCGTATGCCGGATTTACGGGCAGGAAATCATCGATTACATCCAGAAAGCACGGGGGGAGGTATCCACCAGTCCGTCGGTTGTGTTTTGTGGTGCGTCCGGTGGGGCTGAAGTTCCTGATGTAATGGGCGAGGACAATTTTTTTATTGAGGGTACGCCATTTCTTATCGATCACGTTGCACTCGTACCGTTGGGCGTATGGGATAAGGATGGGAAACCATCGGGTGTGGAGGTAACAACGCCGACAGCAGAAGAGCAGCTTGCCGGAATGGTCCGGGACGTTATTGATGCGGCCTGCAAGCCAGCCCTGGAAAAACTGGAAGAAATATCCGGGCGGCTGGCTCAACTGGAAAAAGAAGGGTGAGTCATAATGCTGATGAGTAAGGCAGAATATGCCAAACACAAAGGCGTAAGCCGCCAGACAGTTTACGACTGGATCGAGAAAGGCGAAGTGGTCATGTCCGGTAAAAAAATCGATGTGGAAGCGACAGAGCAGCGGAACAGCCCACCAGCACAGGGAAAAGACACAGTTTCTGAAATGTGGCCAGAGAGAACGCTGGAAATGACGTGGGGCGAGTTCTGGAAAGCAGTTAAGGCCAGAGACGGTAAAATTCCTGCGCCAGCAACGGACGAGGGCATACAGCAGCGTGTGCTGGATGCAGCCGGGGAATTAGGCTGGGAAGTGCACTTTCTTGATGATGGTGCTATCTGCCTTGAGGATTGCGACGGGCAGCATTACTTTGAACAATACAATTTGCGAGGTAATGCCAGGCTGGCAATTCGTATGCTGCGTTGCGAACTCTGCTATGTTGCAGGTGATTATGCCGATGAACTGGAATCATGGAGTGAAGCCGGGCTAAACGCCCTGGCTGAATGGGAAAAATCAGACCATCAATGACATCAAAAAGTGTCAAGTTGAGCAGCTTGCCGGGTTGACACTTTACACTCTGAACGCGAAAAAGTGTCAACCTCGCTGTAAGCCCCGCCGTTACTGGCCTTGCGCCAGATTTACCACGTCAAAAAGCCGAAAAAATCGCGAAAAGTGTCAAGTTGACATGCTTAGAAATGCCAGGGATGGTTAAGTTTTGTTAAGGTTTTTCGTGAAAAAGTGTCAAGTGTGTCAACCTACGATATTAAGATTTATTAAGGTCTTAAGCCGGAAAGTGTCAACCAGCCCCTAAGATTTCCTAAGGTGTAAATCATGACCATCACCGAAGCCGATATGCTGGAGATGATCCGCAGCATTGCCGGAATCAAACAACCAGCAAGCAAAATTAACAGGTGTTCAGCGCCTGTTTCCGTTGTGCTGCAACAGGAATGCCACCAGCGGCGGGAAAACGAAAAGGCGTACCAATGGACGAAGCCAAACAAGTTACGGCGTTAATTAGGAATACGGGCTGAGATAGCCCGCATTTTGCTCACAGCTTGTTATACATTTTTCCAGCGAAGTCATGAACCGCCTGAGGAATATCCGACGGCGTACCTAGCATTGTTGGCGCATCGGAAACAAAGAACATGATCGCTTCTTTGATTTCTTCGAAAGATGGGGTAGGGGTAATGCGCTTGAGATTTGAAACCGCCCGTAGGAACTCCGCCGTATCCATTGGATGCCTGCTAAACCACGTTGGACGAGAAGCCCAACATTTTACTGCTTCTTTCACCTTAGTGTTCATCATTTTTCCTTTTGCTTATTACCATACAAAGCATGTGGAAAGAGAAGATTAACATGGAAAATATGGAGTTGGTGAGCAAATGAAAGGTACTGGTAGCCTGTCGACATCTATCAGCATGATGATGTGAGACCGTATCAGTGGCGGAAACCGAACAGGCTGCGACGGTGAGCGGAGCGTTACGGTAAGCCAACAGCCAAGCCAAACATTAAGTCTACAGGTAAGGTTGTTTTTTTGCAGGTGGCATTAATTTGTATGTTGGTTTGAGGAGCATTTTTACTGAGACTGCCTGTTCTGGTTAGTTTTTTCGTATGATATACACCTCATCAAAATTGTCCGACAGTGTGGAGCGGCGTGGCGGGGAGAGTATTGTGTGCTAGAGATTATAGTTACACTTTAATCTACGACACGATCGTAATTTTTCACTCTTCTTTTCAGATAAGCTACTACTGAGTTCACAAAAATAACATTATTTTATATCCATGTGTTATCTTTATCTGATATTAATGTGCTGTTCGGTCTTTTTTTGACTGCAAACGGCATTAATCATATTAAGGAAACCAAGTGAAAATATCTTTTTTTGGCGTAAATAACTTTAGGACAATATCAGGTGGCATTGGTAATAATAGAATAATATTTAAAGATAGCAATACGCTTTTCATTTACGGGGCAAACAATGCTGGAAAATCAACTTATTTAAAAGCATATATGTTTTTTTACAGTAATGAAAAACCTATCATTGATGATTTCTTTAAACGAGACGACAATAATTCTATTGAGTTTGAATTAGAAGTTCAACTTGATGACTTGGATAAAGAAAGAATAGAAGCCAAAGCACCGAAGCAAAAGGAAAGTTATAAGAAGTATTTAAATAATGATTTTATTAGAATTAAGAAAGTATGGAGTAAAAATGGAACAAGAATAGAGGATAAAAATTATACTTATGATTATAGTAAAGGAGATAGCGGCGAGTATGATGAAGTTGGATATGCAACGATTGGTTTGCATCAGGTCTTCCAATCTTGTTTGCCAAAACCTGTATTTATAAAGGCTATGCCAACAGAGGAAGAAGCTAAGAAGATTCTTAATGAAATCCTAAAGATGATGGCTGAAAATACACTTAAAACATCTGATCTTGATGAATTAAAAGCAGCTCAGAATAAAATAAAAGAATTACAAGACAAAATGTATGATCCAGAATTGATTGAGACCTATCAGAATTCAGTTAACGGATACTTTAACAAGATATTCGGTGATACTGCTATATGCTTCAAAGATCAAAAAGATAGGGTTGTTTGGACGGAGAATAAGCTTGGCAGAGATTTTGAAATTGAGTTTATGAAAAAAAATAGCCAAGGGGAGTTTGATGGCAATATCCCTTCAAGTTATAGCAGTGTAGGTCATGGAACTATTAGGACTGCAATATTTACATTATTATTGATGAGAGATGTAGCAGAGCGTTTTGAAAGAAGGCTTGGACGTAAGGATTACATGGTTCTGTTTGAGGAGCCTGAGCTATTTCTCTATCCTAGAATGGTGAAGGAACTTCGTGAATTGATTTATCAGGTGAGCACTGAAGACCTTCCATATCAAGTACTTTGTGCCTCACATTCATCTTCCATGATAGATCTTTCAAAGCCTAAATCTTCGATAATACGATTAGTTAATAATTCTACTGGAACTAAATCATATCAAATTAATGATCAATTTTTGAAGGATGCAAAAGGCATTGCTACAAATGCTGAACTTAAACAAGAAATGTATGAAGTTTTGAGGTTTAACCCTTATATTTGTGAATCATTCTACGCTGATGAGGTGCTTCTGATTGAGGGGCCAACAGAAGAAATAATATGTAGAGCTTTTTTACAAGAAACCCCATCAGATAAATCTATATTCGTATTGAACTGTGGTACGGTTAATAACATTCCTTTTTATCAAAAAATCTTCTCAAGGTTTAATATAAAATATCATGTGATCTGTGATACAGATAAAGCAGAAATAGTTACCGTAGATCAATCTGGCAATGCAGATTTTGATTCTGGAATACAGAAAACAATTTCAGAACAGTATAGGAATGATTGTACTGCAATGAATGGTAATATAGGACTACTTCGAACTCATAACATTACATTTGAACCTGCTCATCAGGATGTTAGTATTCCTGACTTTTTGAGATTTGTTGATTGCGGTGATAGAAGCAAACCATTTAATGCAAACTTGTACTGGAAGGATATTTTAAGGCCAAATATATCACATCAAGATATAAATAAAGTGCCTATAATTAAGTATTTGAATGAAATAATAGCACATTAA